CAATACTGCTTACTGTCGCCGTCATCTATCAGCTCTACGTGGATGGATCTGATTGGCCAATTTATCCCCTTAGCGCCCTTGACTATATACCTGTCTCCTCCGACGAGCTCAGTTACAACCCCCTCCACCGCCCCCGCTGTAGGCCGTAACAAACTCTACCTTGCGGCCTGGTGTTAAGAGATCTTGATCTTCTGCGTCGTTATAAAGTCTCATAGTTGGCCAGTTTGTAGGCGTCGTCTTGATTAATCAAGGTGTTTTCTGGGAGAAAACCGGGATGGGCTCCTTGTAAAACATAATATGGCATAATCCCTCCTGAGGAGAACTCCATACTACCTCTACCGGTAACTACGCACACACCTCTTCTACCAAGAACAAATACCCTCTGATCGATCTTAAACTTAAACTTAAACTTTTTCATAACCTTCTCCTAAGTTGATTTTCTCTACCGTAACCCATTTTACATAAGGTGTCAACAACAAAAACGTAAGGCGGGTTACTTTTTAGACTCGGTGCCGGCGCTGTACCCACACAAAAATGGGACCCCCATAGCGATGAGCATACCCACAGGGCATCTATATGTATACACTCCTCCTGCATACACCTGGTCAACCGCTGCTAAAGCACACCCAACCATCAACGCGATGTAGGCCACCCCCATTACTCCTACCCAGTGAAGTTTCATAGTTACCTCCTTATTTATTATTCTTCGATAGTTCCAAGACGACACCCTGGAACTTCCCCCTGTTCTTGTGAAGTTCCTTCATTTGCTATTACCGTTTCTTGCCAGGTCCAGGACCAAGTCCTGCAACCGTCCCCGCTCCTTCAGCGCAGAGTACATCCGCTGCTCTTCCGAAGTCGCATGTACATGAGCTATCTGCGTTGGGAACTTCTGGCCCGGCCTGACGATCCTGGCGTTCGCCTGGACGTAAGTATCGTGGCTGGTGACTGGCGCCGCCCATATAATTAGTGATGCTTCAGTCAGCGTAAGGCCGTGGCTCATTGCTCCAGCGTTAGCTACCAAGATATGGGGGTCTTTGGTCATTCTGAACGCCTGGAAGATCTTGTTTCTCTTGGTTACTGACACGCTACCATCGATGATGTCTACCGACCACTTCTTCCTTAACTCGGAAGCGATGGCGTTCAAAGCTCCTGTGAGAGGTACGAACACAATGACCTTCTGGGAGCAACCTTCGATCAATTCCTTAATGACCTTGATCCTCGGCCCGAAGTCTATCTTGACTATGGTACCATCAGCGCCATACATAACCCCGAGAGCTGCCTGCATTATTTTCCCCAGTAGTACAGCAGCATTGACTGCCGTAACTGTTACCCCTCGAACCTCTGTGACTGCTTTTTTCAGTAGCTCTTTGTAGTGCTTCATCTGCTCTGAAGAGAGCTGTGCGTAATGCTCTGTGTAGAGACACTCTGGCAGATCCACGCAGTCCTTCAGCTCATATCTTAGCGACGGCTGCATAATACGGTTAACGGAGGTTTCTGATCCTTTCTTGGGTACCCATTTAAACTGCGATACCTGGAACAGTGTCTCATGCTTAAACGAGGTAAAGCTGCCTTTATAGTTCTCCGGCTTTATTAATTTCATCTGGGCGTAGGCATCCGTAGGAGAGTTTGGTGTTGGCGCTCCGGTCATGCCCCATATAGTCCGCTTAGTGGCACACTTATTGAGCAGGTTGTTCATGGTTTTCCATCGCCTCGTCCTTTGCTCTCGATACACGGCCAGCTCGTCAAGGATGATAAGGTCTATGTCCTCTCTGGCGCATAACTCTTTGTGGAGAACATCTACGCCATCGTGATTTAAAACGTATATGTCTGAGTCAGTCTCAAGCAGGTCCTGCCTGCGCTGCCTACTCCCATAGAGGATGGTGTACTTCTTAAAAGGAAAATTACAGAATATCTCTTTACCCCACGTAGGGTCGAGGGTAGACAGGGGCACAACGATAAGGGCCTTGTTCACCTCTTTTATTTTCTGGAGATAATCTAAAGCCCACAGGGACGACAGCGTTTTCATGGTGCCCATGTCGTTCAAACAGAACGCCCGAGTATTCAGGGTCAGAAACTCTGCTGTGTGAACCTGGTGGGGAAGTGGTGTGAACTTCCCAGGCCACTCGTACTGCGTTCTGATCGGACTCGGCACCTTATACCCGAGATTGTTAAACACTCGGGCGGTCTCCAGTGTGTGTGGGACGGCGCAGAAAGTTTGGCCTTTAACCTCAGCGATCCTGACCTCCGGGAAAAGCACCTGTAGTTTAGCTGGATCAGGCGTCTGGAGGACTACGTGGTTATTTAGGATTCGGATTGTCATTTTTCCTTTGCGGGCGTATCAGTTATTATCTTTACTCGCACATTTTTCACAATGAGCGGAAACTTTCCGCGTATTGCACTGTTATCTGCTTTGCTCAAAGGCTTCTTTTATTTCAACGTCTTCGCCACCACACGCCATCAACTCTTCCCTGCGAATGAGAGCATATGTTTTATCAGCGAAAAAGCTCCAGATAATGCCATCTAAATACACAAACCAGCCAACACGCACATAACCAGCCGTTTCAGTGGATTCGCTTAACTTCTGCGCTACCGCAGCACCCAGCTTTTCTAGCTGCAATTTTCCGTTTTCCTCTACGCTCTTTGGTATCATCCGCTCACCTCTGAACTAAATCGTTATAAACCTCTCCTATAAAACTTATTTGGGTTTGTCCACCATTCTTTTACCTGATTGTCTCGCATGGCTCTTTGATAGTACGGTAAATTAAATTTTTGACCTATATACATAAAGAAAATCGCGGGTAAAACTGTTGGTAAAGACACAACCTTCCAAAAATATTTCGTAACAAGGCGCTCCAGTGGACTCGTTGAACTTCTGCGCTGCAAAGCGTCCACCTTGCCTCGCAACTGAGCTAAATCGTTATGCTTCCGCCATCTGCACCGAAAGTGCCACATAATTCCCTTCCATACCAAGCCCGGAATGTATGTGGGTTATTTCAAATGTACGCTCCACCCATCTCCCATCAAGATACACATCAAACTGCAAGATATCCCCTCTCTGGTAGTCCCGATCATTGAGTCTTATTTCTACCTTCTTTATTCCTGAAAGAAGATTTTTAAAATAGTTCGCCTCTATTTTTAGTTTATGAATCATAACAAAACCTTAGAGCGGACAGGAAGAAGTTTGGCGGCGGAGCCCGTCCGCATTGGGCCTGCCGCTCAAGTCAGCGTTAGGCAGAGTTAAACAGCCTCATAGGTAGCATCAAATATGTCTGGTTTACATGGATACAATTCACCTTTTACGCCCTGAATAATATAATCTCCTTGATTTGCCCTGTGCGTCCCTTCGAGTGTATCAATCAGCAAGGCAACTTCTGGGGTTCCGGCGTTTTCAAAATGCACAGTCCCGGCCTTTATTGCGTCAACAATCCATGTAGGATCCTCTGTTTGGTCTGGTCCGCCTGTCCATTTGAAAGCCTCGATTACTACTGGTTTCTTTCTAAATTTAGCCATATCAATCTCCTTTTAATTAAGGGCAAATGCCCAACAAAACATTACAGCCGACGCAAAAACGCGCGGCTGAATTTAGCGTTATGTGTTAAAAATGAGGTTATGGTGGTTTTGTTGTGTAGCCAGCGTTGGTATCGATCCAAGCGTACTAACCACCAAACTCTAGCCATTGAGTTATCCAATGCTACACAACTTCTTGCTAACCTCATTTTTAACACATAACAATAAAATCAACATGGACTCCGCTATGCTACGCCAGTTATTTTGCCGTTAAGTGCCATGTCATAAGTTAATTATAAATGTCATCGCAGCCCCAAAAAATAAGCAGGCACAAATGGATATTGTGGTGGCCCAAAAGTTATTAAACTTGTGTTTTAGTTTCATAATATTTTCTCTCTTTTCCTATTAATTAGCACTTAACAAATCACTCAAGCTGACCGCAAGATCTTCTGCGGCCCTACGGGGTCAAGTTCATAGGGCGGCAGCTTAGTTTGGCGTTATATTCTTCCGTTCTCCAAACCGTCGATGATCCATTTAATTCTAAATGCACACATCCACTCTTGCATTTTAACCTACATTATATTTAGGAATCACTCTTGTTGGCAATCCATAGCCTCTTAACAATACCAATCCACTTTCTCTTGTTCTTATAATTATTTCTTAGATTATTATATTCAGCAAAAGCCTCAACCCCCCTTATCCAATGCGAACTAGAGCCGTTACCGTCTTCATTTATCCATAAATAAAAGTTTGTTGCGTGGCCGACCACCGCATAATGTGGCAATTTATCGTAAGAGCCATACTTCATATCAACCTCCATTATATTTAGACATACCACGCCTACACCCGTTCTTGTGACCTCTACCAAGGTAAAAGCAACAACGCCCATCAGGTTTAAGAGCGTGACCGTTTCAGGTGCAGATGAACATTTACCGAACCACATTTTTTATAGTGGTGCCTACCACTCGTGCCCACCGTTAGAAGCCGTGGTCGCTTAATAGCATGGTTATATGCCTATTCATCTCTTAGCGAAAAGTGCTTACGCCATGCGTACAAGATAGACTCGTACATCTCATTTCCGCGTGATTTCTCAAGCTCATTATAGAATTCTTCCGTTGATAGCTCTAAAAGTTCAGCCACAACCTTGTCTACAGCAAGGTTTAGTTTCGTCTTGCAGCCATTCGCTTCTGATGATTCGCCAATATCTGGGCTTTTGCAGTCTTCACAGCTTATGATATATACAGCGCACTCTTTACAATCTCGCTTATGCATAATTACTCACCTGTTTATTGTTGCACTGTTATATTTTCTTATACCACTGTGCGTTGAAGTCCATTATCGCGAGGTGTGGCGAGTCCCCAAATCCAGCAATGCCAACTTGCAAATCTTCCCCGTACAAGACA